CCACCAAACCTATGAGAAATGCATCTGAAGAACTTCTGGTGGCAGGAGTATCAACTGGAAGTTCTTGAGGGGTGGATGAACCTCCTGGCATGGGTGGTGTGGGAGGCATTGGAGGAGGCTGCATTGCTGCAGCATTGACCATGGGTCCAACAGCTGGGTCACCATAGTTTGGCACTTGCTCAGTTAAAACCGATTTGTAGGCACTATTTATATGTTTGATAAACTTACTCATGATTATATTTAGGTTGAGAGCAAGGCTATATTGCCAGCGTTTTTTAAAACTTTGATAAGTTCATAATATTCTTCTTCAAAAACGTACTTGTTGAGTTTTCTCAAAGACATTTTGCGCTTCATGTAAAAGTTGGACATTTTTTCGTTAATCTCGCGCAAAGATCCATTATTTTTGGTGAAAATATCACCATCATCCACCACTATGACAGGTATGGGCAGGGTGTTTTTTAGTTGCCTCATGACAGATTTAAAAATAGACAAATAGTCAGCATCCAACACATTGAGAGATTCGCTAAAAATAAAATAAACTGGACGGTAATTCATTTTTCTATTTTTGCTTTTGTCCAGCAAAGAGCATATGAAATAGTGAAAGGTGAGCTTTTTTGAATCAGACACTTTGAGACCATCAATGTTTAACTTGTTTATGTTGCCAACAATGGTTGCAACTATGTCAGAACAATCAATGTACTCCAAATTGTATCCTTCCACCCGTATTTCAGTCACATGTCATGATAAATTGGTTTTTTAAATTATCAAATTTTTTGGAGGTCTGCCAATTCTCAAATTTATTATTCCATTGTAAAACTGTTCTGAAAACAACACCCCCAAATCGAACTGTATCTTGGCCTCAAAATATGCCAACTCCCACTTGGAGCTGCAAACTCTGAGTATGGTGAAACAAAAATTTTCTTTGCCATAATTTTTAATGTCTTCGTTGAGCTCAACAGAAGAGCTGGTATATGTCTTCCAATCAGACTCTTTGTGGTCTATTCTTTTGTTGGTTTTGCCTTTTTTGGGAGGCCTTTTGACTTTTCTGGTGCACTGCTTTTTTCCAATGTATTTTTTGCCTGTCTTTAAATTTTCAATGCAATACACAAACCCAAAGAAATTTTCATACAAATACACACTCTCGTTCACACTCCAATGACCCAAATCCATGCAACTATTTACGCTTTTTTCTCTTTTTTCTCTTCTTTTTAGTTTTAATTTTGCCTTTGCGGGTGTAAGTGCCCAGCACTTTGGGTACAATGGCTGATCCTGGAGCATAAAAATCACTGTTGCCAAAACTGCCACCATGTCCAAAAGACTCCCCATCACCAAAAACACCTCCTTCACCAGCAGCATTCATTTCCAACATGTAGCTTTTGAAGGTAATCACTTGATTATTTAATGTTACATGCTAAAATCATGGCGTGATATTGGACGATTATATAATTGAAATAAAAGACGACACCAGAGTGAGTGAAATTAATCTCAAAGAAAAATCATTGTCTTTGCCAGGCTTAAAAGCCAAATGGATTTCCCGTCTTATTAACCACAAGAATGCATTGGCAAGTCTTGAACGATCCAAAAGACTCAAACTTAAAAACTTAATACCCAAAGTCAAAGAAGCTTTGCCAGTCAAACTATCAGACACAGTTATAAAAGAAACAGCAGAAAGCACAGAAGAAATTTCTCTCATTAACACCAAAATAGAAGCAGAAAAGAGCATAATTGATTTTCTTGAAAAAACAGAAAAAATCATGTCATCGTTTACTTATGATATTGGCAACATAGCAAAGATTATTCAGCTAGAAACACTATGATAGAGCTTGATTACTGCGATGTTAAAAACAAAGGTGTCATCAAAGGTGATGCTCTTGGTGAAATACGTGAGTTTTTTTCAGAACAAAATGAAGCTGCCAAGTTTTTAAGAAGAAGATTCAAATTCATGCCTCAAAGAAAATATGTCATTACCCCCACTGGCAGATTCAACCCAGGAATAACATTTGAGATTTTAAATTTTATCAAAAACACCTATCCTCAAAAAAAGATAAATGTTACCAAAAGGTTGCTAGAGGCTGCAGTGCCTGGCAATCTTTGGGAGAGTGTCATAACAGAAGATCCTGAACCTCTGGCCTTAAAATTAAACCTTTATGATTATCAGCATGATGTTGTGGTGAGATGTCTTAAAAAAGGACGTGGCACCATAGTCTTGGCCACAGCAGGTGGCAAGACTCTCATAACGTCTTCATTGATCAATCATTTGAGAAATACTGTATACAAAGATAAAGACCACTTTAAATGCTTGTTCATTGTGCCTTCTTTGTCTCTGGTGGAGCAAACCGCAGACAAGTTTAAAGAATATGGTGTCAAGTTTAGCTATTCCAAATGGACTGGTTCTAATAAAATTAATCAAAACACAGACGTGGTCATCTGCAACGTGGGCATTTTGCAAAGCAAAAACACTGATTTGTCTTTTATGCAGAGTGTGGACTTGCTCATAGTTGATGAAGTGCACATGTTAAGATTGGGCAACAACTTTAACAAGATCATAGACAGCATTGCATCTCCACACAAATTTGGATTTACTGGAACATTGCCTGAATCTAATGTTGACAAGTGGAACATAATAGGCAAAATAGGACCACTACTGTACGAAAGAAAGAGCTATGAACTCCGAAAAGATAAGTTTGTGTCCAGTGCACAGGCATCCATCATTGACATTAGCTACAAATCACAACCACTCAACAACCACACTGTCATAGATAGATACAGAAGTGAGTTGGATTTCATAATAAATCATGAGTTTAGAAATAAGATCATAAACAAAATATGCACAAACGCCAACAACAATATTTTGATAATGGTTGACTACATAAAACATGGTGAAAACATTTACAATGTTCTGCAAAACCATTTACCAAAAGAAAAAGAGATTTACTTTATTCAAGGTTCAGTGGAAATAGACATCAGAGAGCAAATACGCAAAAAGATGGAGCATAAAAATAATGTGGTTTGTGTGGCCATTTCCAAAATATTTTCAACTGGCATTGACATAAGAAATTTGCATTACATTATTTTTGCTGGAGGTGGCAAGGCCAAGATTAAGATTCTGCAAAGCATCGGCAGGGGTCTTAGACTGCACAAAGACAAAGAAACATTTCAGATAGTTGATCTACATGACAGTCTTTACTACAGTGTCAAACATGGAGAAAAACGAATACAATTTTATGAACAAGAAAAAATCCCATATCAAAGAACCCAAATTGCCGAATAGTGCCACTTTAGAGGTTGTTGTCGCAGAAGAACCCAAAAAGAGAAAAAAGAAGAAGTCTGCTTCAGATAAAGAACACTATGTCAACGGCAGGGAATTTGAAGATGCAATTAAAACTTATTATTCCACAGACAAAATTACTGCATACCTGGGTGATAGTGTGCGGAAAATTGCTGTGGGTCTCTCCTTTGCTCCCAACTTCATCAATTATTCTTTCAAAGACGACATGGTTGGAGATGCAGTTTTAAAAATGTACCAAGCACTTAAACATAAAAAATTTAAAATTGATCAAGGTTTCTCACCATTTAGCTATTTTACCACCATTGCCTTCCATGCATTCATCTCTCGAATCAAAAAAGAAAAAAGACACCACCAAGTGCTTGAAGAGTATAAGGAAAGACAGTACTCCCTGTTGATCAATGCCAACGAGGACATGGGATCACACAGAGTGTACACCAAGCCTGGAAATGTTGATCATGACATATATAATGATGTTTAATGGATAACAGCAAGTGGGCAATTTTTACTGATTTGCATTTAGGTGTTCATCAGAACAGCAGCACATGGCATAAAATCGCTTTCAATTGGGCAGATTGGTTCGTAGAAGAGCTGCACAAAGAGGGTATTGATAAAATAATATTCGCAGGCGATTTTTTCCATTCAAGATCAGAAATTTCTGTAAGCACCATACACGCTGCTTCAGAGTTATTGAGCAAGTTTAAAGACTTCAACATCTACATGGTTGTTGGCAATCATGACAGTTATTATAAAGAAAAGCCTGATGTAAACTCACTGTCCATTCTCAAAGGATACAGCAACATACGCATTTTCGATTCCACTAGCACAATAACCATCAACAATAAAAAGGCCACATTCTGCCCATGGGGAGCCACGTACGAAGACATACCAAATAGCGACGTGTTGTTTGGTCATTTTGAGATTGAGTCATTTAAAATGAACGCTCACAAATTATGTGAGGGTGGCATAAGACCAGCAGATCTACTCAAAAAATCTTCTCTCATATTTTCTGGTCACTTTCATTTAAATGATGAGAGAGTCTATGATGGAGGCAGCATCATATACATAGGCAGCCCCTTTCAGCTGGATTTTGGAGACAGAGAGACCAGAAAGGGTTACTACATTTTAGATTTTGACACGCTCAATTACACGTTCAAAGGCAACGACCTCACTCCCAAACATAAAAAGATAAAGCTGTCTGACATCTTAAACGGAGGTCAGATAACTGATGATTATGCTAATGAAATCCCTGGTAACTTTATTAGATTGGTGGTTGATTCAAGAGTAGAACAAAAAAATTTAGACAGTATAATACACAAAGTCAATGGACTCTCACCTCTATCCTTCACAGTTGACCCTCTCGTCAATTATGAGTTGTTGCCAGAGCAAGAAAATACTGACTTGTCTGGGGTGGACATATCCAAGGCCATTGTAGAGTTTGTCAATTTACTGGACATACCAGAAAAAGAAGAAGTTACCAAACACACTTTGTATTTGTACAATCAAGCATTAAAACATGGTTAAAAGAGTAAATTTTGAAAAAATAGTAATAGAAAACTTCTTATCTATAGGCAACGACTCAGTTGAAGTTGTGTTTAGGTCTGGATTGCATGTCATCACAGGCATTAATAAGGATCAATCTGATAGACGCAATGGCATAGGCAAGAGCACCATTCTTGATTCTCTGAGTTTTGCTCTTTTTGGCTCCACTTTGCGAGAGCTTAAAAAAGAGTTTGTAATCAACAATATTACCAAAAAAACTGCCAAGGTGCGACTATTCTTTTCTGTCAAAGAAAACAACACCATCAACAGTTATGAGATCTACAGATCCATAGAGCCTAGCAAATGTTATCTGTATGAGAACGGTGTTGACATAACCAGAGACTCCATGGTGAACACAACTGAGCATGTTCAAGACATACTCAAACTAACACCAGAGATTTTTCAAAATTGCATTGCCATGACTCTCAACAACATGACCCCGTTCATGGCCAAGAAGAAAATTGAAAAGCGCAAGTTCATTGAGAGCATCTTCAGTCTGGAAATATTTAGTGAAATGAACAGCCACCTCAAAGTGGAAATGCAAGACACCAAGAGAGAGCTGGACATTAAAATAGGCAAGTTGGATGAAATAAAAAACAATTATGCCAGTCTTAACACTCAGCAAGAAAATAAAGAGAAGGAAAAGAAAAAAAGAAAAGAAACTCTCACAAGCAGGCTGGAAGACAACAAGGCGGAGATTGCCAACATTGAAGACAAGATCAAGAAGTTTCAATCATTGGACATATCTTCAGTCAATGACAAGATCAACATGGCTGAGGTTAAGATTTCTGAGCTCATCACCAAAATTAACAGCTTGGGCAAAAGCATCACATCTCTGGAAACAAAAAGGGATTTTAGCAAAGTCACGTTATCCAAAATAGGCACAGACAAAGATTCTTGCCCTGTGTGTCTCAAGCCAGTTACAGCTGCAGACAAAGATCATATTAAACAGAAAAAGTTGATACACAAGGAAGAAATCAACAAATATGAGACAGAAATACACACTTTGGACGAAAAGCTACATGTGTATGAGGAGTCTAAATCCAAGTTAGTGGAAGCAGTGTCCAAACTTAAAGACATAGTCAATAAACAGAATCTGCAGAATCAGCAAAAAAAGCATTTTGCTCAAAAGAGATCAGATCTAATATCATACAACAAGGACATCATCAAAGATTTGGAAGACTTGGACAAACAAAACAATGACTTTATACAATCATTGAACGATCAAAAACAAAGACTGGATCTCAACACACAAGAATTGGAGGTGACTCAAGGGACTATGAATATTCTTGATTATGTTAAATTTGTGTTGGGGGAAGATGGGGTGAGAAGCTACATTGTTAAGAAGATATTGACTCTGTTCAACAACAAACTGTCTTATTATCTTAGAAAACTCAATTCCAATGCTTTTATAAAATTTGATGAGTTTTTTGAAGAGACCATCATCAACAACAAAGATGTGCCCACCAGCTATTTTAATTATAGTGGAGCAGAAAAAAAGGTCATTGATCTTGCCATAATGTTCACATTCATTGAGATGTTGAGATTGCAAAGTGGGGTCATTTACAACATACAGTTTTATGATGAGCTTTTGGACACCAGCTTGGATGAAGCTGGTGTGGAGCTGGTGGTGTCTCTTTTAAATGAGCTCACACAAGCTAACAACTACGGAATATATGTGATCTCTCACAGGAAAGAGTGCTCACGGTTGAGCACAGGCGATGTTATTTTCTTGGAAAAGAAAGACGGCATCACCAAAAGAATGCCTTTTGAAGCTTAGTTGAATATAATTAAACTCAGTTAAATAAACTCATGTTAATGCATAACACACCCGCCATGATGATGTCTCCTCTGCAAAAAAATGCTCTGAGAGCTCACCCACCTTTGCATGCTGCAGCTTCCCCGCAGATGCCCATTGTGCCGCCAGAGGCTGGTCTTCCCAGAATCGTTCAATACTATGCTGATTTTTCTGGTTGTGGTTTTTGGAGAATGATATGGCCAGAACACATGCTCAACGCATACAATCACTTCACTGTGCATGGCAGCACAGTCATGTGTCTTGATCCCAGATGGTACATTCATACAAAAGTGGTCAGAGTGCAAAGACAAGCCACAGAGCACCAAGTTCAATTCATAAAATTTTTAAAAGAAGTTCAAAAGCAAATCGGGTTCAGGCTCATATACGAAATTGATGACATTGTATTTCATGAAGATATTCCAGAATATAATAAGTTTAAACCAGCTTTTACTGACCCCAAGATTCGACAAAACATTATTGAAATTATGAATCTGTGTGATGAAGTGACAGTTACTTGCAACTTCATGAAAGAGTATTATCAAGGCAAGACTGGTCATAAAAACATTACTGTTATACCTAATTTTCCTCCAAAAATGTGGATTGGCAACCATTATGACCCCAAATGGATTTCAGACAGTTATGATCAATATGAGAAAAAACCTAGAGTTCTCTATGCAGGGTCTGGTGCTCATTTTGATGTGGATAACAGAGTGGGGCAAAATGATGATTTTGCCCATGTTATCAAAGCAATTGCTGACACTGTTGATGAATTTCAGTGGGTATTTTTGGGTGCGTTTCCCCTGCCATTGAGACATTTGGTGGACATGGGCAAAATAGAATTTCACCCATGGTCCAATCTGTACAATTATGCTGAAAAGATTAAAAATCTTAGAGTCAACATGATGGTTGCACCTTTGCAGGACAGCAATTTCAACAAATCCAAGTCAGATCTCAAGCTCATAGAAGCTAATGCATTTGGTATTCCCATTGCTTGTCAAGACCTGTGCACTTATGAAAATGCACCATTCAAGTTTAAAACTGGAGAAGAAATGGTGGAAGTAGTTAGAGAAGTCTTGAGCAAAAAGGGCAGATACATGAATCTTTCAGCAAAAGCCAGAGCCTCTGCCAACACCAGATGGCTTGAAAACGAAGAAAATCTTAAGTGTTATGTGGAATTATTCTCTCACCCATGGGGTTCCAAAGAAAGAACCCGGCTCAACGAGATTAATAAAATTATTTGCTAATCACTTTGTAAAAAATGTAGGTAATGGATGGGTAAGTAAAATAAGTGAGCAATGCCCACCACCATGGCATGCCAGCAATTAACACAAAAAACAATCCCACCAACAGAGACAGCCAATAGCTAGAGCAAATATAACAACTAATGAGTTTACCCAGCACAGGCATTTTGACAAAAACTAAATCATCAAACTCCACAGGCATGAGCTCCTTGTTAAACATAATTTTGCCCAAGGTTGTTTTAAGAGGAGAGAAGAACCACAACAATAACAAACTATTAACAATTAAAACTCCAATGAAATAAATGACAATCATGTTGTTGTTCCTGCTAATATTAATGTTATGTATTTGTTTCTCACACTTCTTTCTAT